TAAAAAAGAAGTTAGCAAAGGCGCCAAGGAACAAAAATCTATATATAGTCAGTTAATTAAAGACAAAGGCAAACTTAATGCTAATGATCTTAAATCTACGCAGAAACATGCTGATAATCTGTACAAGACGTCTGTGAAGTCAGCTAGAAAAACTCGTGATGATGTAAAAGATGCGGCAGATGATCAGTACCACAAGACTGTTGCCACAGCAAAAAAAGAATGGAAAGAAAAAGGTACGATTACGTATGCACAGTATAAAGACGTTAAACATAATGCTGATAAGCAACGTGATGATACAAAAGGTGCCGCAGACGATCAGTACCGTGGAGTGACACAAAAGGCACGTGATCAACACGGCAAAGTTACATCTGAAATCACTCACCAGAAAGATGACGTAACTAAGCAAGCCAACGACCAGGCTGTCAACCATGTAGGCGCTGCTCAGGGTGAAATGACTAAGGTTAATGGTCAATACATCAATGGCTTTGATGGTATGCGTACAATATGGAATGGTATTGCTTCTGGATTAAACAGCGTACTTAATGCACTCCATAAAGGTTGGGGTAAAATTCCGAAGATTGGCAAACATGCTCGTGGGGCATCTGGATTGTCGAGTAACGAAATTGCGCTTGTCGGTGAAGAAGGATTTGAACTTGCACATAACCCCAATCGCGGAATGTTTGCACTAGGAACGAATGGGCCGGAAATTCGGCATTTGGAAGCAGGAACTTCAATTTTGCCACATGCACTTTCTAAACAATTTCTTTCTATGACCCACGGATTGCCGGCTTATAAGCACGGAAAATCAGGTACTATTACACAGGCTTATGATTGGTTGAAAGATAAATTGGACGATACTATGTCATTTGTTTCTGGTGGCGCAAAAAAAGCGTTTGATTTTGTTTCAGGTAAGCTAGGATTGAAAGGATTTCTTTCGAACTATAATGCTGCTCAACACGATTTAATGCAGGGTGCCAGTGATTCAACTAGAAAAGGTTTCATTAACTATTTGAAGGTAAAATTTGATAAGTATTCCGATTCCGCAGCCAATCCTGGTGGTTCGGGCGTTGCTCGTTGGAAACCATATGTACAGAAAGCACTAGCAATGCTTGGCTTGAGTGGCGGATTAGTTAACAAAGTATTGTCTCAAATCAACACTGAATCTGGTGGAAATCCCAAAGCCATGGGTGGCACTGATGGCCTAGCAGATGGTCGCGCTATGGGCCTGATGCAAGTTAAGCCTGGCACTTTCAAGGCTAATATGGTGGGTGGTCATGGTAACGTTTGGAACGGTTTCGATAATATTCTAGCTGGTCTGAACTATGCTCAACATCGCTACGGCAAGGGATTGTCATTTCTTGGACACGGTCATGGATATGCTAACGGTGGCTGGTCGTTTATGCCTGCTATCTTTGGTGAGGTTCCTGGTGAACCAGAATTGGCAATTAATCCTGCACGGGATTCCGCAGATGAACACATTTTGCAAGCAATCCAAGCACGGGCAACCAAGGCGCCTAACAGTACCACGGCTCAATTGGCTCAGGTGATCGAAAGTGCTAAGGATTCAGGACAAGTTACTCCAATCTGGGGTCAGCGAGCATCACAAAATATCAAAGTGGCTGCTGGTGATAATTCACACGATTACACAAGCCATCTTGACAATGTACTTGATGAGCTGGACACAATTGCTAACAAGTCGCTTGAAATCAACGGTCATAGCTTTTCAAAGCAGTATGAGGCTTATGGTTCAGCACGTCGGGTACAACGCACACAGCAAGCACGTAGGGGGTTAGCTATTAATGTCAACATCTAATAAATATGGGTTCACTTTTAATGGCCACCATTCTAGTGAGTTTGGTCTGAAAGTTCTCAGCACTAAGTCAATGGTGTTGCCAAACAAGACTAAGACTACTGTGCAGGTGCCGTATCAGAGTGGGCTACTTGATTTAAGTGATTTATATGGTTCTAACACATTTGGCGAACGTACGATCACGTTCCCTTGTCGGTTAGACATTGGGTACAATGATCGGGACTATTTGTACAATACGTGGACTAAGATCGTCAGTTGGTTGATGAATCCCACGGGCAAGCGAGAACTTGACGACGACGCACAATCGGAATTCTTTTACAAGGCAGAAGTACAGAAGGCACCCACAATTAGTGAGATGCCGTATTTTTGCTACCTCACGATTGAATTTCAGGCTTATCCATATCGCTTACACGAACGAGCTGATGATCTATGGGATCCATTCAGTTTTAATTGGGATGTGGCTCAACGTACGACGATTGATGTCAATGGGTCATCATATCTCAAGCTCATCAACAACGGTGAGACCGCTGTTACATTACTGATCGAGACGGATTCTGACGTTACGCTCAATCTCAATGGGGACACATTCTCAGTGGCAAAAGGTTCAACCAATAATGATGAGATTATGCTTAACCCAGGTGAAAATTCGCTTGTGATAACGGGTAACGCTCATGTTATGTTTGATTGGTTTGAGGAGGTAATTTAATGGTAAGTCATGGATATCGGGCTACGATTCGGCAAGGTTGGGATGGTGAAGAACATGTGATCCATTCTGAGCGAACCGATAAGTTTAGATTGATGATGTGTCAGGTCACAAAAGACGTGACTGCCTATGATTCGTTAGAAATTCAGATTACGCCAGATCAACCACAGTATGCCAATTTTCATCAGTTTACGACGTTTGTTAAGGTTACACGTCCGGATCTTCACAAGATTATTTTTGAAGGGCGTGTTATCACTCCTGATGATGAGATGGATACAAGTGGAGCTATCTTAAATGATGTGATCTGTGAGGGACTTGAAGGCTTTCTACATGATTCTGTTCAGCCGTTTGCTGAGTTTCATAACACGACGCCTAAGAATTTTATCCAAGCCATAATCACGAATCACAATAATCAGGTTGATGCTTATAAACAGATTAAGTTAGGCAATGTGACAGTGACTAATAGTACCGATAATGTGTACCGGTTCCTAGAGGACGATAAAGATACTTACGACAATATCACCGATAAGTTGGTCAGTAGATTGGGTGGTGAAATTCGAGTACGCCATGAGCTTAATGGCTTGTATCTCGACTATGAACCACAGATCGGTGGAAAATCGGTTCAAAAGATTGAATTGGGAAAGAATCTATTGTCATTGCAACGGGCGATTGATGCGTCAACGTTCTACACTGCACTCAAACCGTTGGGAGCAACCAAAGAACCGCAAGATAGTACCAACACCACAGACGTGTCTTATCCGCGTTTGACGATTGGTGGCGATGGACTGATCCGCAATAATGCGTTGATTGCCAAGTTTGGTTTGATTGTAAAAGCTAATGATTGGGATGATGTGACTACACAGGCAGATCTTAAAGCTAAAGGGCAGGCCATGATGAACGCCCAGAAGAATCTCAAGATGCAGATTCAACTCACGTATGTGGATTTAAGCTATATTAAGAAGGACCTAGATTCTTTTAACAATGGTGATACTGTTGAACTTGTTAGTAAGATTCAGGGTATTGATTTAATCGAGCGAATTACTGGCATGGTGATTAATTGTGTAAATGTTGCTTCGTCGACAATGACAATTGGTGAAGATGACATGAACCAGTCTTCGTATGAGGCAATGAACCTTGCACAAGCGAATGCGGCCAATAAAACGTTAGCAAAAATGATCAATGCGCAAGCCAAACAACTGGCCGAGATTAAGTCGAATAGTAATACTCAATATGAAGAGCTTGTTAAGAAGAATGCTGAGTTACAGGCAGCTATTAAACAGCTTGAAGAAAATGGTAAGGACAATGTTGACGGAGCAATCATTGATGTTTCAGAGTTTCAAGGAAATATAAATTGGCCTCAGGTTGTAAGTAGTGGATTAGCTTTATCGGTTATCCGTGTACAATCTGGTAGTTCACATATAGATAACACGTATACAGCTAATATTCCTAATGCCATTAGCGCAGGAGCAAATTATGCTGTTTATGCATATTTCTCGGCTCTTAATGCATCTGATGCTGAGGTTGAAGCAACGGACTTCTATAATCGAGCTAATTCGGTTATTGGTAGTGGTAAACGACCTAGATTCTGGATGATTGATGCTGAGAAAAATAGTACAACAAGTGGAACACTATCTGAAGCTGTTACAGCTTATATGAACAAGCTTAATGCGTTAGGGATTCCAGATTCTAGTATTGTTATTTATGTAAGTAATGATTTATATTCTTTGATTAACACATCTCGAACCCAGATTTGGATTCCAAGCTATGGTGCTAATGATGGTACGGTTGCTAATTCAAGGAAGCCACTTTATCCTTACGATTTATGGCAGTACACAAGTGTGGGACGTGTCAACGGTATCTCAGGAAACGTTGATATGAGCACAGAACCTAGTACGAGATTTAAAGATAGTTATTTAAAGAAATAAGGAGGTAGAAAATGGCAACAGTTAATGGATCAGTTAATTATGAAGATTCAACGCCGATTCCTAAACAACAGGAATATACGCCAGATAACATTCAACCGATTGCGATTGAGTTAGCTAAGTTCATTCGGACAAAAATGTATGGCACTGATGTGCGAGAATCGTTAGCTCGATGGATTGAGATTATGCTGGCAGTGCAGACGTACATCAATGATGATGAGACGGCATTCAAGGTTGATATCCAAAATAAACAAGATGGTGTAGAGGATCGTCAAACACAAGTTGAAGGAACTATGAGTGACGTTGTCGATCAATTTAAAGCTGTTATTTCCAACGTAACCAAGGACAGTGAAGTAGCCTTGGCTCGTGATTCGGTAAGGTTTGGAGATTACACGGTGCTTGATGATCGGCTGGAGTACATTGAGTCATGGTTGGCAGCGCACGTACCTGCCGGCTTTCACGTCTCAATCAAGCACAATCAGAATCGGCAACCTAAAGTTGTTGTGCATTATTACGAGTATGCTATTGGGACTGAGACTCACGGGCTTGGTACAGGACCTTATGGGCTTGGCGAAACATCGACACAAACGATTTCATGCACTGTAGATTATCTCGATGATGATACCGCTGTTATTAATCTACCGTTGGCATACGCGTTGACAGGTATTGTCACTTACAATGGTGGTTACTGGTATCTGATTGATGGATATAAGACGCTTAGATTTGATCTTGGCGATGATATTGATGATGCCAAAGCAACAGCCGGAAACGGTAGCAATGAAACGTCGACAAATGCAAATGGTGGTGGCTATGCTGGAGACCTGGGGCTTTCGTCATATCAGATTGCCGTCAAAAATGGCTTCACTGGAAATATCAGTCAATGGCTGGCCTCTCTAGTTGGTCCTAAAGGTGATAAAGGCGACAGTGCCGTTTTAGAAACGTTCGCAAATCTTGCTGAAATTAAGAATAAATATCCAAGCGGTAAAAATGGGCTAATGATTGCTGCTGATAACGGGCACAAGTATATTTGGGCAAATAACGTATGGACTGATGCAGGCGTATATCAATCAGTCGGTATAGCGAATAATAGCATTATGGACAAACAAATTGCCGCTCCTGCAAAAAGTGGTGCGTATTTGCTTCCAACCGAGCCTGTTGATTTTGATTTTACGAACAAAATTATCACGATCAGCAAAGGTTCATTGGTTGGAGTCGGTCAAAAAATCAATGAACCACTGGCGTCTGATGTGTTGGTTCCGTTTTCCAGCAACACAACACAAATACTTTTATTTAATCAAGAGACAAAAGCATTTAGGGCTGTCGCAACTTATCAAACAGATTTGATGACAGCAGACGAAGTGATACTAGCACGGTATAACACTTATCCAACCGTTCAGCGAGTGTCGGCCAATTTTGACTACACTGTAAATGGCGCGCCACTTGATACTAAAAATATCGCAGGAAGCAAGTTCATCATTGTTCACAAAGACAGTAAAATAACTTACGACTTTGTGAATAAACAAGTTGTCATTCCAGCCAGCTTAGCATTCTTCGCAGGAAATATGCACTATTACAATACCGACTGGAATCCAAAACAAATTGATTTGGTTATTCCGTTTCCTACCACTGGCGACACCTTAAAACTAGTGTTTAATCAACAAACAAAATCATTCTCTGTCTTGAGTTTTTCAACAATAATAACAACATCTCAAACTATCGTTTCGTCATTTTTTATTTCAACGGAATTGATTGTACAATTTGATAATCGTTTCATCAAGCTTTCAGCCAAACAAGGTTCAAACATCATTGAACCACTTCCTGGATATGTTAATGCTGAAATCTCACGAGTGAACGATGAAGTTATTAATTTAGCAGGCCCGGACAAGCTGATAATTGCGTGGCAAACAGATGTTCATAACTACGATTCACACATTCGAGCACTTGTCCAACTTCAACGTTTAGGACAGCTTGACTATATCGTCAACGGTGGAGATTTAAGCTACGAATCTCCGCTGGCTAATATGCGCGCTAAGTTCGATTCTCAAAAACTATTAATGGAACCTTCGCAAACACCTTGGGTCACAATTCGTGGTAACCACGATGGGTCTGGTACTAACAAGACAATATCAGAGATTACAAACAGTGAATTCAATCGGCGTATGAATTGGAATCAAACTAGCAAAAAAATGTGGATTGATGACGGAACAGGCAACGGGTACGGTTATATTGACGATGACAAACATCAAATCAGAATGATATTCATAAATAACGCGGCTATTGACAATGAGCAACAACACAGATTAGGGATTGATGATGTTCAACTCAAATGGATTATTGAACACGCGCTTGATCTTTCCGAAAAATCCGATGATGAAAAAAATTGGCAAGTGCTCATGTTTGGACACGTACCAATTGATAGTGCATTCACGACTGGAGCGATTATTCAAGGTGCTGATGTACTTGAAGCTGGAATTGCAGCATTCAAAACAGGAACAATCTACATCAATGAGTCGCTAGATATCTCATGCAATTTTAAACAACCACACATCTTTATTGCATTCGTTAACGGACATATGCACTTTGATCAGATCGGAATAAACGGGAAAGGCTTCATGGAAGTTTGCACAGCCTCATCACAGCCTGACCATTTCACGTCGAGTAATCGGTTAACACCAGATTCAACTTCTCCTGAGCGTACGTTAAACGATGTCACAGAAGATTGTTGGGATGTATTAGTCATTGACCCAGCAAAAAAACACGTTGATCTTGTAAGATATGGCGCTGGTGAAAACAGGAAATTTGATTATTGATAAAAATGCAATATCAAGGAAGTGATGACAATGCTAAATAAAATCAGAGATAACCCGACACAACGCCCAGCAGCTTAGGCGTTTTTATTTTGCACCAAAAGGAAGTAGTTAGTGCTACGGCAGCTAATAGTATTGTTGAACTAACAACCGCTGATACGAGTTTTGCAGATAGCACAAGCCTAGCATTACAGCCTGATGGTAGTTATACAGCTTTTAGTGGTTATAAGGCGATTTATTATGGATAAGGAGAGATTAAATAATGACTTTAACGAAAATTGTAACAGGCATGGAAAAAGGACCGGAAGCAATTAATAACAACTTTACACAGTTAAGTACTTTTGCTGATTCTCAAACTTTTAAAGATACTGGTTGGATTAAAACGGGTGTTACGTATTTGAATGGCACAAAAGCAGACCCCGATTTTCCTGTTGCTTATCGAACTATCGGCAGTGATGCAGGGCCAAAGTTCACGTTGCTTCGAGGTTATATTAATAACTTAACAGCTAAAAACAACACGACAACAGCGGTTTGCGGTTTACCTGATCTGGGATTAGGTGCTTATTTATTAGGAACTTACGTTTCACTGTATGAAAAAGATTTTGTACTTGGAATTAAGAACAATCAACTGACGGTTAATAATCAGTCAGGCACAGACGTTACTGCTGCCGGATTCACTTTCTTTATGCTGAGTGTTTGATTATATTTACTCCAAATTAGGCCGACGCCTGAGAGGAGTTTTATTTATGAGTTTTTAAACAATGGTAAAAGGTCAGTCTGACTGGCATGGATTTATTAATTTAAAATTAAGGAGTGAAACAGATGACAAAAGCAGTTTATATGTATGACGGTAACAAGCAATTTACCAGCACTAAATTAGTTGATGACGACTATGAGTTGTCTGGCAACGAGACATTTGTAAAAGTTCCAGATGGTCAATATCAACCATCAACGTTCAATGGCACAACGTGGATCGGTACTGATCAGGCAACATGGCAAGCAGCACAGGATGTACAAACAGCCGCTAACTTAAAGGCACATCCAGAACTGGCACCAAAACCAACGGCTACAGATATTCAATTAGCACAATTGACGTTAAAGCAAGCACAACAAGATCAACTTAACGCTCAATTGTTGTTGGCAACAGCACAATTAAGTGCGAACACAAATGATGGAGGTACAAAATAATGGGAAATTATGTAAAAAATTACTACAAAATGGGATTATATACAGCTGATAATTTAAAGTTATTTGTTTCAGTTGCCTATATTACTGCTGCTGATTTCAAGGAATTAACTGGCACGGATTACGTAGCTTAGGAGTGGTAAAAATGAGAGATAAATGGATTGGCATTGCGGCATTGATTTGTTAAGGTTATCGAAAACAGAGATTAACAGAATTGAAAAAGATTTAACTGATCAATTTGCTAAAGAATATCAGTTCAAAACAGAAACCATAAAAACAATATCAGTCAATGGGAGGAGATGTAAGGCATATTGATCAATAAAATTAGAACCCACCCTACACATATTGTACTAGGGGTTGGTATGATTGTGATTGGTTTGTGGCTGATTCTTAATAATCATTTTTTTACGTGGCCGCCGAATGAAATTAATTTTGTGAACGATGACATCTGGGGTGCATTGTTTGTATTTGATGGCACCACATTATTAGTATGGGTGTTTGAAGGGGATGAATCAGTTAAATGGAACCGTAGGCTATTAACAGCTACGGCTTTTTTAATGGGTTTCTTAACCACATATCAGTTCGTTATTTGGGTAGCCACAGGGGTGTATATAAGTTGGATCAGTAACACAATCATCACAGCCTTTGTGCTAATATGTGCACGAAGGAGTGATACACGCCATGGATAGTAACACACATGATGTACTGGTCGCATTTGCACCGTATATATCAGTGATTATCGGTGGCTTAGTATCATGGTTTAGTTTTCTAGAATCCAAACGCAAGACGAAGCATGATGAACTATCAGATTTATATGATAAAATAGCCACCGATAATGAACGATTACGAAAAGAAAATGAATCCTTAAGAAAGGAACGTGATAAAGATGAAGATTAATTGGAAAATCAGAATTAAAAGTAAGAAGTTTTGGCTGGCTTTAGTTCCGGCTGTTTTATTGTTGGCACAAACTGTAGCTACACCGTTTGGTTACAACTGGGACATTACAGGTTTAGGTGTTCAACTCACGGCTGTAGTTAACGCTGTGTTTGGTTTATTAGCATTGCTAGGGATTGTGGTTGATCCAACTACCAGTGGCGCTAGTGATAGCGAATTGGTATTAAAGAAAGGAAGTAACAAATAATGGCTTATACAATTGATAAAAGTTTCGCTTTAGCTTCTAAAGAAGGCGCCAGCAAAAAGGCCAGCAATAAGTATTTGATCTTACACTCAACCGCTAATGTGGGTGCCAGCGCTAAAAACAACGCTGCATATGAAAAACGTACGTGGAACACAGCTTATGTTCACTTTATTGCCGGTGACGGAGTCGTTTATCAAGTTGGTACACCAGGATATGTGGCTTGGGGCGCTGGTCCCAGGGTTAACGGTTTATCACCAGTGCAGATTGAGATGGAAGAATCTGCGGACGTTGCCAAACAACGGCGTATTTATAATACTTATATTGAGCTGGCACGCAATATGGCTAAGAAATATGGTATTCCATTGACTCTAGATACTGCCGGTAATGGTGTTAAAACTCATAACTGGGTATCACATAATCTGGGTGGCACTGACCACAGTGATCCATATGGTGCACTAAAACGAATCGGCGTTGATAAGACACAACTGGCTAAAGACATTGCTAACGGCGCTGGCAGTTCTGTTGCTACCAAACCAGCAGTAAGTAAACCAGCAGCCACACAATCAACTGGAATTAAGTGGATTGCACAAACTGGAACATTCACAATTACTGATCCAGCGGGTATTAAATTGAGATCTGGTTCTGCAAGTGTTAAATCTCCACTTTTGGCCGTACTGAAAAAAGGCAGTGTGGTTAAGTACAATGCTTACGGCTATTCTGGTGGGTATGTCTGGATTCGTCAGCCTCGCGCTAATGGATATGGGTATCTTCCTACTGGTAACGCCAATGGCAACAAACGGACTAGTTATTGGGGAACATTTAAATAAACATTACATCAAGCCTCAGCCCTTAATTGGATTGGGGCTTTTTTATTTTGATTATTTTGTAAATTTGGGTTTACAAATTGTAAATAGTATTGTACAATGTAATTGTAATAAAGAAAGGAGGATTAACATGAACGAATTAGAAAAGGCAGGCCGTATTATTGATGATCGAGATTACAAGGCGGCAGATATTGAGAAAAAAACAGGTATATCACGCCAAATGATTAGCAACTATCGCCAAGGCCACGGAATGCTAGAAAATGCTACATGGTCAACGGTACATGCGTTAGCAGAATACCATGACACAATAAGGAGTGAACAATAATGTCACCAATATATGAATTATCTCAATATATTAAATCCAAGTTTGCAGATAATGTAGTTGCTTATTGGCGTGCTGATGGATGGGTAAATATTGAGACCGACAGTAAGCCAAAAATATATAAATACAATCCAGCTACTGGTGAATTGCTTTATCACAAAGATATTAAATCAGGATGGATTGGTTCCGAACTAAGAACATTCTTACCAGAAGACATTGAAAAACAGATTGAACATAAAGTTGGCGAAATTGAATCTGAACAAATGACTAATGATGGTCATGTTGTGATCAAGCTTAAAAAAGACAAATATGCACACTATCAATTCAGTCCAAAGACTGGAAATATTTTGAAAAAAGATGTTGGTATTAAGTTTGAACCAACAATAAGGTGGTGAGTTAATTAGATTGAGTAGAGCAAATGGAAGAAATGGGGATTGGATAATGACAGATACAGCATTTATGAAATATTTACTAGTTTATATTTTAGGATTTATCTCAGCAGCATTAGTTATTTTAATCATGCTTTAGGAGGCAGATTATGAAAAAAGACAATAAAAAAGACACTCATCAGTTGTACCTGACGAATATCGAATTAACTAGTTATACAAACAATTTATACAGTTATTCTAAAACAAAAAGGGGGCTACTGCAATGGCTATTGAAAACGGTATGGTAGCAAGTACAGAATCACAAATCAGAACTCCATTCACAAATGACAACATTGAGTGGCATAAATGGGATCTTTTAGGTGTCGAAATTAACGAACGAGATCCCGAAGATATCAATTATCAGATTGACATGGCTATTACATCAGCCAATAAGGAAGATTTGCAAGAATTAATCTACAGCATCTTTGATACCAATGATAACTACGCAAAATCGTTTGAACGACTACTCATTGAAAAGGAGCGTGCCTGACCAACAGGAGTTAAGAAAGGATATTAGTATGACATCATATAGCTTTACGAGAATTTCAAGATATTTAGAAAACGAAGCACGCGCCTATGCGCATTACGTTCTACACGATCCCGAAGCTTACGACACTAAACCGAATGACGCTTTGGTATATGGTAAAGTTGCTCATGCCGAATTGGCTGGTGAAAAGCCTCAACTTACCGAAGACGAGCAAAAATCAATTTATCGCCGTGGAATTGAAGAGGCAGGTACTAAAGCAGCGTTTAAGACACTTATCAGCTCGATAGAGCTTGCCAAACACATACGTGGTTCAATTATCCAAGGAGACTTTAAAACGGAGCAGAAAGCAGATAACGGGGTATTTGAAGGACGCTTCGATTTAATCAGTGATGACGCGATCCTTGATTATAAATTTGTTACTGTTAAAGACTTCGACAAAGTCTGGGGTCCAAATGGATATGATGATTGGATTTACAGCACACATTATTTAACACAAGCGCTGATTTATTTGAACATGGCTGATCGTGAGCACTATTATATTGTTGCTATTGACAAATCAAGTTTAAATTATCGCGTATATGATGTGGTCAACGTAAAATATAGCCAAGACATGATTGAATCATTGCAAGGTGAGATTAACCGGATTGAAGATATTGAATCCGGAAAGACTGAACCGGTATTCAAAAATGATCTATCAGATTGGTCAATCAAGAAGATGCACAGTCAACCTATCGACATTATTGTGCCTGATATGATTGCAGGAATCCTATAAATGTGTTATATTATAGCTATAAAAGAACCAAACTTCCTCCAATAATTGTTATAAAGTAAGAAAAACTAAAAAAACTCTAACACTTGCATCCTTACTGTCCCAAGGTTTGTAAGAAAGTTAGAGTTTTTTTGCTGTATACATAAATAAATTTACAAAAAAACAAGGATATTTTTCTAACATTCTAACAACACACTAAAGAGAATAAATAAATAATAATTCTTTATATACTATACCTTGTTATACCGGTGTTTCTAGAGTGTCTTCTCATTGATTTCTAATGTAAGAAAAATAGTAAGGAAAATGTTTGATAATCAATTAAATAATTATTGACTTAGCGGTACGTACCGCGGTATAATGATAATAACAAATAGAAGAGGAGAATAAAAACAATGGCAAAAAAATCAATTACCCCAACTTTAAGGGTTAATCAAGATGACTTCTTGAAATTCAAAGCGTTAAAAGAAAAAAATGGTATATCTTGGACGAAGTTTATTGCCTACGCCAGCAAACTGATTGAAAACGATAAAAAGGAGAAATAGTCATGGCTGAAACAGAAATTTGGAAAGCACATCCTGAATACACAGGAATAGAAGTATCAACGTTTGGTAATGTCCGCACATTAGATAAGGTTACATCAAGCGAAAATAGAACATGGTTTACTAAAGGGCGAGTTTTAAAACAATACAAAAACAACAGAGGCTATCTGCAAGTAAAAATTCAAATTGATGGGAAGTGGACTACAAAATCAGTTCATCAGCTAGTTGCCCAGACGTTTATTCAGAATCCGAATAATATGCTGGAGGTCAACCATAAAGACTGCGATAGAACAAACAACAACGCTGGTAACCTTAATTGGTGTACACATCAAGAAAACATTGCATACCGAGACAAATTAGGGCACACGGCAAGAAACAATGCGCCAAAGTCACCTGTTTATGCAATCAATTTAGTCACATTGGAAGTATCTCGGTATCCGTCACAAGCCGAAGCTAGTCGGACACTGGGAGTTCTTTATCAAAGCATTAACAAAGTTATTAAAGACAGAATAAAACAAGCCGGTGGCTTTTGGTTCACTAACGCCGATGACAATGCTGATGATGCTATTAATCGCAAGCTTCATGATGTTGGTGGAATTGGATTAAAGATTAAACAAGGGAGATAATCAGATGAAAAAAGTTGTCAATTTTACTAACAGCGCGAATATTTATGTGGTTTTAGGCCAAGTAGGTAGTGGCAAAACGCATCTAGTGCTAGGCCATGAAGGCACGAAACTCGTGATCAGTTTCGACAGTTCATACAGCACGCTAGTTGGTCATGAAAATGAAGTGACAGTCTTAGAACCGGAATTATCAGACTATAATGACGCAGACGGATTTATTGCTGAAATTGATAATATGGCTAAAGATTATGATCTGGTCGTGCTCGATAATCTCTCGGCTTTAGAAACGACGTTAGTTGAAGCTATTACCGATGGTAAGGTTGGAAATAATACCGATGGAAGAGCTGCCTATGGCATTGTCCAAAAGCTATTATCTAAGTTCAGTACGTGGGCGATTCATTACAAAGGCGATGTGTTATTCACACTTTGGTCATTAGTCACTGAAGATGGAAAAGAAGAGCCAGCTATGAATGCTAAGGCTTTCAATTCTGTAGCTGGATATGCAAAACTCGTTAGTCGGACAGAAACAGGATTTGACGGTTACACGGTGGTAGTTAACCCCGACAACCGCGGCGTGATTAAAAACCGCCTGGCTGATAAAATTAAAAAACAAACAATTAAAAATGACGACTACTGGAAAGCAATCAATTTCGCTAAGGGTGAAAAATAATGGAAACAGAAATCTGGAAAAAACACCCATACATTGAAAAGCTAGAAGTTTCAACATTAGGTAGAGTTAGAACACTAGATAGAGTAGTTCCGTGTAGAGGGAATAGAACGCAGTTGGTAAAAGGACGAGTTTTGAAACAACAGGACAATGGTATTGGTTATCTGCAAACAAGTTTTCGCATGAATAGGAAACTTGTTACTAAATCAGTTCACCGACTTGTATCAGAAACATTCATTTCCAACCCTGATAATTTACCGCAAGTCAACCACAAAAATTGTGATAGAGGTGATAATCGTGTTAGCAATCTTGAATGGTGCGATGAATCATATAACCAGAAATACAGGAATAAACATGGGGTATCACAAACAGAAGCGGCAGGGCACCCCTTATTCGCAGTCAATTTGAACACACTGAAAGTATCTCGTTTCCGATCACAGCATGAAGCAGGCCGAGAACTTGGACTTTTTGATCAAAACATTCGCGCTGTTATTAAAGGCAGACGAAACAGCACCGGTGGTTTCTGGTTCGTGAACGACGATGATAAAGCTACTGACGCTATTAAGAATAAATTACGCAAGATTAGCAAAGGAAGGTAGCCATGCAAACACTTAAAGAGTATGCAGTTGCAGATAACACCAACAATGAAAAATTTTCGCCACGCGTATATCGGGCTTACAGGGCCATACAGGGCTTGGAAGATGACAGTGATAAAACATTCGCGGCATTGGCTAAAACCGCTAAGAACGTAAATGTGGAGGAATTAAAACTGGTCTACGGTGCATTGACTGCTGAGTTTACGATTAGAGAATTAAGTTACGATGTAAGTAGGCTGTATGACATGATAAAAGATGTTGCGTACCCGCGCACTAAAAAAGCAACTGACGAAGCGGCTGAATTGATGCATGATGTTCTAATGGTGATCGCGAAAAAGGTTACCGAGTTTAAAGATTATGCGCCGATCGAAGAGGCAATGACGGTTCCATGTAAGCCGCTAGAAAGATTTATTGATTATCTGGAATCAGAAACGTACAAAGGTGTTTGGTCGGACATCATGAAATATCCGTTCGATAACCAGAAGGCTGGTTTACGTAAGCATTTAATGCTTGGGTTCGCACCGTCAACTGGTAAAACGATTATCACGAATGCATTAGATACGCTGTACTACCGCATTGATGCCAATGTGCAAACACGTAAGTCATTCAGTTTTGACGCTGGTGTCTGGAACGGTATGGTAAACGGTAAATTTTTAGTTATTACTGATGACGATGATGAATCGCAACCAATTTCATCGGACTTTATTAAAAACTTCATGAACCAACGCATGGCTAGCATGACGGCCAAACAAGGTGAACGTGATTTTAAAACTTATAGTGGATCATCTGTTATTGCTACCAACACTGAAGAAGATTATTTTGCTTCACCACAAGTTTCAAAGCGATTGATTTTAGTTAGGCTGAATCATACGTTACCAGATTTTACGTTTGACGAATTAAATGAGCTTCACAATTTAGATGTGGCTGAAATTTTAAACTACGTCAATTACGAACGGCCAACTAAATTGTTTGACGTTAAAAATAAATGGAACAACAAACTAGATATCAGAATTGAGGAATGCAAAAAGTATGTGAACGAGATGGGCGCAGTCAAAGCCGGATCGCTAAAAAAAGAATTTGGTAGAGATATTGTGAAGGCTGCATACCCTGATGGTGCCAAGACTAAACGCGTTGATGATTTGGTTATTTACGGATATTTTGCCGAGAAAGAAAACAATGAATTACCTGAACAAAGGTCATTTGATGAATTTAATATTTCAATGCTGGCTGGGCTTAAAGACACTAAGCCAAAGAAAATCATAACTACGTTTGGTTACATGTCAGATAACATTGAAGCGGCTAACGATGTTCCTAAAGAACAACAAGCAATGTTTGGGATGTTCACCGGAACAGGCGTTAAGACCGATGAAATTGATAAGGCAACGGGGGTTGTCCTTGATGTTGATAAATCCAAACTAAAATCGCTGAAAGAAATTAAATTGCCGTACGCGTTTATCGCTTACGAGACTTCAAACAGTAAGCCGGATAAGTTACGCTACCGAATTGTGGTGCCTGGAATCGAAAGCAAAGACGCTGACGAATATCGTGAGAACGTCATTAAGGTTAGCAAACTATTGAAAGATGATATTGATACGACTTGTGAAGCGATTGCTCACCGATATTTCATTGGCGGTAAGAATATCGTTATTAATTACAAGCCGTTAAGTTATTCATTGCCTCGTGACACGACTGGAATTGTTAGTCGCGTAGCTTCAGCAGCGGTAGGGAGCAGAAATTCAATCACCTTTTGGGCATTGAATCGGGCGAAAGAAGCCAACGATGAAGATCTGGCAGTGGAAGTTTTAAAGGCTTCACAGTGTGACGAGGCAGAAATAGAGCGTTTTGCAAGACGCTGGGATAATAATAAAATTTAGAACATTGGAGGAAATTGCAATGATTAATAGTGAAGAAGAAATTTGGCGGGCGCATCCTGAATACACAGGAACAGAAGTATCAACGTTCGGTAGAGTTAGAACACTGGATAGAGTAGTTCCGTGTAGAGGAAATGGAACGCGGTTCGTAAAAGGGCGGATTTTAAAGCAATATAGTGACAAAGGTGGTTATTTGCAAGCGCAGATTAAAGTTAATGAAAAATGGATTATGAAAAGAGTTAATCGGCTGGTTGCTCAAACCTTTATTGATAATCCAGACAATTTACCAATGGTCAACCATCGTGATTGCAATATAAAAAACAACCACGTCGAAAATTTAGAGTGGTGTACTGCTTCATATAATGCTCGGTATCGCGAGAAATATGGAGTTTCACGAATGAAAGCGGCTGGACATCCTTTATTTGCAATCAATCTAGCTACGCTTGAAGTTTCTAAATTTCCTTCACAAACAGAAGCTGGTAGAGCGTTTGGGGTTTTACAGACAAGCATTACTGCTGTTATCAAAGGTAGACGAAATCAAGCCGGCGGATTTTGGTTCGTGAATGATGACGGCCATGCCTTAGA